TCAGACAAGTTATTAAAGAGATTTGTCTAAAAGCTGGTGTAGAGCTAGCAAACGAAAACATGGATATTGCATCCATGAACTATGCAATCGAGACGAAACCAAAAGAGAAAAAAATGACATTCAGAGATGTGTTGAGTTTAGCCACTCAAATGCTCGGAATGTCTTGTTTTTTTAACCGAGAAGGGAAACTTGAAATCAAAGAGTTGACCGAATCAGGTATCGTGATTACCGCAGATAATTACTTCTTACACGGCTTAACTAGAAGTGAAGTCGAGTATCAGATTGCAGGTATTACTTGCAAGAAAGATAAAGAAGCGCTGACTGTCGGAACTCGCACAGGTCGTTCGCTTGAAATCGAGAACCCGTTCATGACTCAATCGATTTTGGATAATCTTTATCACAAAATCAAGGATATTCGATACTATCCATTCAACTTGAACTTTCAAGGGCATCTCCTCCTTGATGTTGGCCAATGGATTACAATCAAAACCAATAAGGGAGAAACCTTTAAAACTCCTGTATTGAGTCAATCTTTTAGTTTTAAAGGCGGTCTTCGTAGTCGTATCAGCGCCGATAGTAAATCAGGGAATGATGCGCAGTATTCGTATGCTGGGACTATTACTAAGAAAATTGAACAATTTAGCGAGTTTGAAAAACAACTCCAAAACCAAATTGAAGAAGCAGACAAAGGGTTCGACGCTAAGGTTGACCAAATCAAGCAAGATTTAAACGAACAAATAGAACTTGCCAAAGCCAAAGCAGAGGAAAACAAGCGCGCTCTGTCGGATGAAATCGACAATCGATTCTCAGGATTCGATAGCAGCATGAACGAGAAACTTGAAGACCAACGAATCAAAATTGAAGAGATTCGTGCTATTGGTTCAACAGTTACTAGAACTGCTGAAGAAGCTCTAGAAGAAGCTAGGAACGCTCTAGAATATGCCAATACTTCTAAAGGCTTGTCTGATTCAAACTTTGCAAAAATTGAGCAAATCACAGACCGAATCAAAACACTTGTGACTAAACAAGAAGTTGACCCGTTAACAGAACGGTTAAGGATTGCTTAGAGCAGAATCGAAGTTCAAGCTGGCCAGATTATCGAGAAATTGTCTCGTACTGATTTTGACAGATTGGCCAATGATAGAGGTTTTCAAAGCGCGACTCAAGTCCAGAACACAGTCAAGAATTCTGTTGATGGATTTCAAAGAACAGTCTCACGGATTGAAACCAAACTAAGAGACGTTATCCGTAATGATAATCTCTTGCAGAATTCGTCCATCATTCCTGCAGGAAATGGTTTTGAAGGGACTTGGGAATTAAGTCTTTCTGGTGGTAATGGTCGGACAGATGTTATTGAATTAAGAGACGCACCGCATACTGCTATTAAAAAAGGCATTCGTGTCGTTAATAATACAAACGGTGGTAACAAGGACTTTGGTCAATTAATAGACTTGAAGGTTGGCGAAAAATACACGATGTCTTGCTGGGCTAGAGTAGCGAACAATAGTCCGAAACAAAGTGTCAATCTTTTGATGCGTTCGTGGACAACCAACGACACAAATCGCATATTAATCAAACCCATCTCAAATACAGACTGGGTTCGTTATCAATTCACATTCACAGCTGACACCACTCGAAACAAAATACAATTTGGTCAAAATGGTGATGGCATTCTTGAAATTTGCGGTATGAAATTTGAGTATTCTGACCGCATGACAGACTATGATATTTCATCTTCTGAAATCGTGAGTATTGTTGAATTTAACGATGTAGTCGATACGGTTAAGAGTCACACACAGACCATTCAGAGACAGAATGACTCTATTTCACAAGTCATTCAGACCGCTGACGGTCTAGTTAGTCGTGTATCTAACTTATTGGATGACTTTAACCTTGTATATGATCCAACGAATTTTAGTAAGTGGATTAAAAAACAAGCTGATGCTAATGTTATCGAAGTTCAAGCTGGAACTAAGCTACTCCGGATTACAAATACTGGTAAGACTCAAGCAGTCTATCACGGATTCGCACTGCCACTTAACACCTCGACTTTCACAAAAGGCGAAAAGCTCAGCTATCGCATGGAAGTCTGGGTTGATGTGTTACCAGATGCGCCTTTAGGAATCGAGCTATGGGCTTCTGACGATGGACTTGCATCTGATAAAGTAACGCTCACTAAAACTGGAATTCAAATCATTACAGGTACGATGACCGTACAGAAATCATCGACTAAAGCAAGAGAATTCCCTCTTGAAATTTGGTTGATGAAGAATGGGCAAGTCGCTGTTGGTCAGGTATCTCTTATTAGAGGTGACAAACCTCCTAAAAAGTTCAGCGACAACACATCGACACAGGATGTTGTCACACAGACTCAAGTATCACAGCTACATGACTCGTACGCGATCCAAACCCTTACGGGGCCTGGAGCGATTTCTTCTCAAATCAATCTAAACAGCAATAATATTCTGATTGAAGCTGCTAAAATCCGTCTAAAAGGTAGAACACTACTAGATGAAATCACAGCTATCGATGGTTACTTTAAGCGATTGTTCGTAGGAGATGCACGGATTGGAACATTGAACACTGACATCATTCGCTCAAATTCGATTGCAGCAGACAAATTGATATTTGATACTGCTCTAGCGAAGAAGCTTGTAGCTAGTGATGTATTCACTGATACTTTAGCAGCTAAAACTGCATTCATCAATAAGCTACGTTCAGTAGTAGTATCAGCAACATTTCTTGAAGGTTATAAGGGTAAAATCGGAGGATTCCAAATCGGTACTCACGATAAAGACCCGACAACATTCTGGATAACAGGAAGCAATAGCTTCCGTGTTGGTATGTCTGACGGTGGCTGGAGAGTTAAACAAACAGCCTTGTGGGTCAATTGGGGTAATAACTGGGATAAGCCAGGAAATTATGCCTGGTTCGTAAACAGCGATGGAGAAATGCACTGCTACAACAAAGCGCAATTTTGGAACGTCCCTCGAGTCCACGGAAATCTTGAAGTTACTGGTAATATTTTTTATTTCATTGACAGAGAGAAGAATAAAGTCGGATACTATCTACACTCTGACACGTTTACACGTATTCAGGAGAACGCTGGCTATGCTTATCTTTATAGACAGTCAGGAGGCTATGCTTGGGTATCTTTAAATAAAGATATCTCTGACCGTCGATACAAGACCAATATCCAAGACAGTCAAGTATCTGGACTGGATGTGATTGAGAAACTCAAAACATACTCTTATCGTAAGGAATACGATGACAAGATTGAAGATATCTCATGTGGTATCATGGCTCAAGATGTCCAGAAATATGCCCCTGAAGCATTTTTTGAGAATCCAGATGGAGCATACTCTTATAATACATTCGCACTCGTGCCTTATCTTATTAAGGCAATTCAAGAATTGAACCAAAAGGTAGAAAGGTTGGAAACAACATGAACGAACAAGACAAACAAATCAGCAGTCTGACGATTAAATCATTGAGTGAAAGAGTCAGCAATGAAGCCACTCAGTCAGCTACACTAGAAGCTCTATACACAGTTACAGCTATGGAACTTGAGCAGATGAAACTCATCATCGAATCAGACGAAGAATTGAAAGCAAAATTTGAAGAAGTGAAATTGAAAGGAAATAATTAATGGAAGTAAATAACTATTCATTGGCTACTAAGCCATACACTCGTGGAGCAGGCAATCAAATCACTACAGTAGTCGAAATTCGACTACAAGATGGAAACCGCTACAGTACAAACCAACGCGAACTTGTTGGAGACCGCACTCAAGAAAACGAAGAAACGCTTATTCAAGCGGTTCTTGATGTTCTTAAAGCTGAACTAGATCCTGGGGCAGCAATCGTCCAAGCTCAATCTAAAATCGAGCAAACCGAACAGAAGCTCAATCAGACTGAAACAAAACAGAACCAGCTACTTGAAATCACTGAAAAAATCAATAAGGTAGTTCGTGTTATGGCTCAAGATTCCATCATGGGTGAGAAAATCGCTTACGGTACTACTTATAAGGAACTCGTTGAACTCTTTCCACTTGTTAAAATTGGTGAGAGCTACGCTCCTGGTTCAATGTTTGCAATTGAAGATCCTGAACATGTTGAACTTAACGGCGAAGGGAAACGCATCTTAATTCAGACCAACCAACAATTCATCTACCAGGGCGAAACACTTCAACAACTAGAAGGCTCACCATCTCAGAATGGCATCCTTGCAGTTTGGAAGTGGCAAGCGCCTAAATCTGAACTAGAAACACAACCTGTTCAATAGAATTGCTTACACTAAGAAGGGGGTGATTCAATTGGATTGGTCGGTATTCATGGAACGTATCACGACAATTCTTGTGGTGATGATTCCAAGTTATTTTTCTTATCGCAGCACTCAAACTTCGAAAGAAGCTGATAAGCGGTTGAGCGATCTTTCTGATAAGATCATGGATCTTGAAAAATCAGTTCACGCAGTCGAGGAAATCGGTAAGGATAACAATAAAAATCTGTCAATAATTGGGAAAGGGCTGCAACGAATCCAACGGTTTCGATTACAAGAAAATTTGAAAAAAGCTATCAAGCGAGGTGAAACGAATCAACATGAGATTGAAGAACTCTCTAAGCTTTACGAGAGCTATGTCGAACTAGGTGGCAATGGAGCAGTCAAAGTATTGTTCGAGAAATTTCTTGAGCTAGAAATTAAAGAGGAAAATTAAAATGAATCAAATTAATGAAATCATCATCAATGCATCAATTAGTATTCTGGTAATTTTGTCTGGAATTGCAGTCAAATCAATCAAGGAATACCTGGTAAAAAAAGGTGGCGAACAGACAGTCAAGATTGTCGAAATCTTGGCCAAGAATGCGGTCAATGCAGTTGAACAGGTATCAGCTGAAACAGGTTTTAAAGGTGAAGAGAAGTTAGAGCAGGCTCGAATCAAAATCCGTGCTGAATTGAACAAATACAACATCGGCATGACGGACAAAGACCTGGACACATTCGTTGAATCTGCGGTTAAGCAGATGAACGATGCTTGGTCCGAGAAATAAATCAGAGAACCCTTTTGGGTTCTCTTTTTTAAAATTTAAAGAAAGGAGTCACATTTGAAGAAAACCATTGAAAAGAAACTTGAAATCACATCGAATAATAGAGATGTGGATAGACTTTACCAAGAATTCTTCAGTATGGATAAGAACATCGCTGAATTCAAATTCACGATTGACAATCTAGCTGCTAGCAAAGTCATTTGCTTGTTCTATTTCAAGCGTTCAAAACGATACTCAACAGTTGATGCGACAATCGCAGATAATACCTTCACTGTCAAATTCGACACATCACTGATTACGATTGATGAACCTGTGGTAGGATACATCTACTTTGAAGAGATTGAAAAATCTGCTGACGTGTACAGTTTTCAGTTCAATGTTCGAGTTAGTGAGCTTGATAAATCTAAGAATGCGCCTGTTATCGAGCAGAAGACAGGTCGCATCGTAGACATTGATAGCATTGTTACAAGGTCAGAATTAGAAGAAATTCTCAAGACTATTCATATTGAGAGTGCTGCACAAGACAATTCAGAGATCATTAAACGTTTAGCAGCCTTAGAAGCTAAGCCTGAAATCGACACGAGTCAGTTCGCTACGAAGGAAGAGATACAGAATATTTCACTTGCCCCTGGGCCACAAGGTCCACCTGGTGAACGAGGGGAAATCGGCCTTCAAGGACCACAAGGAATTCAAGGTTTAACTGGCCCTATCGGTCCACAAGGTATCCAGGGCGAGCGTGGACAAGATGGACCAAGAGGTGAGCAAGGTCAAAGAGGAGAACCAGGTCTTAAAGGAGACATCGGACCTATTGGACCTCGTGGAGAACCTGGACCAGTCGGTCCTACTGGACCTCAAGGACCTATTGGTTTAACTGGTCCAAAAGGCGAAAACGGTCGTGATGGTGTGGGAATTCCTCAAAAATTGAGTATTGAAGGAAATACTCTTATCTTATCGGACGGAGGTGGAAACGTCACTCTACCAACTTCGACTAGTCCGAATAACCAGGCAAACCAGTACGAAATTCACGGTACTGGCTTTCCGAATGGGAAAGTCAGCGCACCAGTCGGGACTACTTACGTCGATACGGCGGTTACTAATGGAGCGTTGAAGTGGATAAAACGAAAAGGAAACGACAATCAAGGCTGGGAAGTCTTGACGGGCGATACTGGTTGGAGAACGCTGAATATTGTTTCAAAACTAGGCGCATCTTATCTTAAAGTACGCAGAAAGAATGATACCGTCATGTATCAATTCGGCGGGTTGTCGTGGGGTTGGTTTGGTATCGTAAGGCGTGGTGGCGCTGGGTACTCTATCCAGCCATCTGACCGTGAGCGAAACTGCTTTATTTTAGGTTTAGGCGGAGTTCCTGTTGGTTTTCGCTCAGAGTTTAGCTTGATTGGTGGTATTTACAACGACAAGGGCACTCCATACGGAACATGGTATTTAGGTGGTGCTGGAGATAGCAATATGCTACGCTTCCAGTTTACTGATCCAGTCCCTACCGATAAGGACATCGGAGACATCCGGGTAAGTTCTATCTCGTATCTTACGAGCGAGCCTTGGCCAACTACTTTGCCATAAGAAAGGAAAATAAAAATGGATATTGACAAAAGCAGATTAAGAACAGATTTACCACAGGTTGGGGAACAACCTTACAGACAGATTCATGCTCACTCAACTGGGAATGCAAACTCAACAGCTCAAAACGAGGCTGATTATCATATGCGCCGTCCTGTTGATTCAGGATTTTTCTCGCACGTTGTAGGTAACGGCCGTGTGATGCAAACCTGGTACACAGACATGGGAGCCTATGACGTAGGAGGTGGCTGGAACGTTGAAGGATACGGACAGGTTGAATTGATTGAGAGTCATGAAACCAAGGAAGAGTTCATGCGTGATTATAAACTTTACGTTCAACTTCTACGAGACCTTGCAGATGAAGCAGGCATTCCTAAAACACTTGATTCCGACAGTTTAGCTGGAATCAAGACACATCAGTATTGTACATACAATCAACCAAGAAACTTTTCAGACCATGTGGACCCTTACCCTTATCTTGCCAAATGGGGTATCAGTCGTGAGCAGTTCAAGAAAGACATTGAGGGCGGTGTTGACATCGAAGCAGGTTGGCGACAAAATGCCACTGGTTGGTGGTGGGAAGAGTCAGATGGTTCTTATCCTAAAAACACTTGGAAAAAAATCAACAATGAGTGGTTCAGATTTGATGAAAAAGGCTACTGCTTAATCAATCGTTGGTTCTTCGATGGGAAATATTGGTTTTATCTTGATAAACGTGGAGCGACAGTCACAGGTTGGATTTTCATCAATCATCGTTGGTATTACTTTGACAAAGACGGTTACATGGTGACTGGCTGGGTCAAATATCGCGAAACATGGTATTTCATGGAAGAAAAAGATGGTTATATGCTATCTAAACAATTCATTAAGGCTGGTGACGGATGGTACTATTTGAAAGCGGATGGAACACTTGCTACTGATCCAGAGTTTAAAGTAGAACCAGAAGGATTAATTACAATTACCAATAAATAAAACAAAAACAGAAAGAAATTCAGAATTTAATTACACTTGACCGCTGGCGTTTGCTGGCGGTTTTTTTGTTTGCTCTTAAAATTGACTTGCTGAGATCAACAGTATTAAATCGCTTGGTTGCCAATTTTGTTGACGTCAACAAAACTGCTTGCTGAAATGAAAGCAGATAATGAAATTTAAGCTATGGTATATATACCATAGCTTTATTTTTTTACCTCGCCCCAAACTCGCCCCAAATAATTTTTAAAGTTATCCTTTTTTATCCTAAAAGAAAAACAAGAAAGCCCGTAAAATCGGGCTTTCTTTTCGGATAAATTCCTATAAAATAGTATAAAAAAGGCGGTAGACGGATTTGAACC